AACATACCTGGAAGAAGTATCACATGCATCATTCTCAGAACCTGAAGATTTCTCTAAAACAGTTGACTAATGGTTATTGACGAAGTAATTTATAACATTGACAGAGGAAGGGAAGGATTAAATGAAGGTTTATACATGGGCTTTCCAAAGTTAATCTCTATTGTTCCAGGTGTACAGATGGGAACGGTTTATGATATATGTGGCGGAACCGGGTCTGGAAAAACAGCTTTCTCTCTCTCCAGCTTTGTTTTTAATCCTTATGATGACTATTTGCAGAAGAGAGCATCAGGTATTAATATTCAATTACAGATTGAAATATGGTCAATGGAGATGTCTGCTGCAATTCTAATTACGAAAGCTGTTGCTCGTAAGATCTTTAAGGAACATCATATTCTTACTGATATAAACTATATTCTTTCAAGAGGTAAAAATAGAATTTCTCAGGAAATGTATGACTTAGTATTGTCTACACGAAAGTATTTTGAGGAGATGGAGAATATTGTGCACATTCATACTGCAAGTAATCCTACCGGAATACATAAGACAATAAAAAGTCATATGCTTCAAAATGGTAAAGAAATTTATGAACCTCTTGAAATAATGGAGCACGGGCAACCTAAAATCATTCAGAGCTTTACAAGGTATATTCCAAATCATCCAAACAGATATTATATCGCATTGCAAGACCATGTAGCTTTACAGAAGCAAGAAGCAGGCTCTCCTAATGTTAAAGCGTTAGTAGATCGTCTGGTTAATTATATTATCGATGATAAACTGCGCTATAATATTACAGATGTGTTGGTTCAACAGATTAATCGAGCATCTGAATCAATCGATCGTCAGAAGTTAAACTCTATCGATATTCAATTATCAGATTTACGGGATACCAGTGATACTGCTCATGCAGCTGATTTTGTAATAGGATTGGCAAATCCATATCAATATGAGATTTCTCCTTATCGTGGTTATGATATCAGAAGACTTCAGGATCGATTTCGCTCAGTAAAAATCGTTAAGGCCAGAGATGGTCAAGCAAACATTGTCCTTGGTATGGGTTTTATTGGAGAAATTGGCGTATTTCGTGAACTTCCTTCAGGTAAACTTATGACGGAGGATGATTATAAAGCAATTCTTAAACCACAGAAAGCTTATACTAATTGAAAAATCTAATCAACTAACTTATGTCAGAATTAATTGCAATTGTAGGGGGATCAGGTGAAGGTAAATCAACTTCTATTGAAACTTTAGATCCACAAAAAACGTACATTATTAATGTTGCGGGAAAACCTCTTCCATTTAAAGGGTGGAAAGGTAACTACATCAAAGATAATCCAAAGGATAAAAGTGGTAACTATGTAGATTCCACTAATTCCACAGAAATATCTCATGTTTTAACTTATATTGATACACAACGACCTGAGATTAATGTAATTGTTATCGATGATGCTCAATATTGCATGGCTACTGAAGCTATGAACCGTGCTCTTGAGAAGGGTTATGATAAATGGACGGAGATGGCCAAGCATTTATGGGATATTATCAATACTGCACGTACTTTACACCGTGACATTAAGGTAATCTTTTGTTTTCATGATGAAGTAGTCAGTGAGAATTATGCTCCTAAAAGAAAAATTAAAACTTTAGGTGCAATGATAGATAAAACTATCACATTGGAAGGATTGTTTACCGTTGTGTTGTTTACACATGTATCTACCGACCCTAAAACCAAAGTTAACCTGTATCAATTCTGCACACAGACACAGGGTGGTACAACAGCTAAATCACCCAAAGGAATGTTTGATCTACTTATTCCAAATGATTTAGCATATGTCTGCCAAAAAATCGACGAGTATTATTCATAAACTTAAATTTTATACACAATGATTGAAGGTAATCAAATTGAGCAAAATCCTGAGAATATTTCTCAGGAATCACCAGTAACGTTGGTTAGAACTGAAGTTTTAATCCATCGTGGAATGGGGGAGAATGTTTCACAGTTAGCTAATCGGTATGGGCTGTCAGCGAATCAAATGAAAATGGCTCTTATTGAAATGGGTGCACTTAAAGGTGAAGCTGTAAATGCAGCTCCTGGTAAACTTACTGAACGTGAACAGAAATTTGTTAATGTATGTACAGAAATGGAAATTGAACCTGTACATGCAATGAAATTTCTTGAGAAACTTAGTCTTACTTATAAAACAGGCAGACGTACTGTTACTAAAGAAAATTCAAAGAAATATGTTATTATTTAACTTAATCAGTAAAGAACATGGCAGTTAATGGAAATCAAGGTGAAGTTGTTGTCCGTAAACCTTCTCGACAAATCTACGGTATTGCTCCCTTTAAAGTTGTAGCTCTTAATGCTTCAATGGAGCATCTTATTGAACTCGGAATTCCTGCAACAAAGGAACCAGAAGAACTTTCAAAAGATGGAAAGCGTATTATTAACTTTTATCTTAAAACCAATCTTCCGGAAGTAAAGAAAGAAGGATCAGTTGATAAAAGTCTTGAAGAATTAGGACTTGAGACTCAGTTGATTAATAAGTTGACGTTCTTTCTCAGTGATGCTTTGAAAGGTAGTAAAGATGGAAGTACAGCTGTATGGATCAATTCTTTCGGCTCTATTTGCAGTGCTCCTGCGGGATCAACACCTGCTGATAATACGTGGTGGAAGCATAACGGCGAACATATTGCTCGTGAGGGAGAGATTGAACTGATTCAGTTCATCAGATCTTGGGTTAATGCAGCAACTGGTGATGAGGTATTCATTGAAGATTGGGATGCGTTGCTTAAAGGTAATCTGACTGAACTTCGTGATGTAGTTAAAACATTTACTGATAACGTTGTAAGGGCAATGATTGAAGTAAAAGTTGATGACAAAGGTCAAGCACGTACTCAAATTGGAGTACGACACTTTGAACCTTGGAACATTACTATATTGACTCAGTGGGTTAAGACTTACAATAAAGTTAATCCTCCTACTTATTTTAGTTATGTGCTGAAAGAGTTTGTTCCTACAGCTCCTGTACCTACGGATGATCCTGAAGTAACTTCGGAAGAAAAGTCAGACTGGGGTTAATTATGATTAGAGGGCATCTAAATATCGATCAGAAAGCAATTCTTCAGCATGTAAGTGAAGAAGAATTATTCCGATTCTATTGCCCTAATTTCAAGAAGCTTGATGAATCATTTTGTAGTGATTTAAGAAAAGAATCAAATGCAAGCTGTCGAATCAGTGATTTTGGATCTTTTCTTCTCTACAAAGACTTTGGTTCTCAAGAGCCTGGAACTAACATTTGGGGTTACCTTATGCGCAAATATCGATGTAGCTACCATAATGCGCTTGATAAGGTAGCATCTGACTTTAATCTAAAAGCCAGTTCAATTCTTTTGCAGTCACAACCTCAATATGAGGCTACCGTGATTCCGGGTAACAATGCAAATAGAAGAACTGTTCTAAAGATTAAAGTCAGACCCTGGGTGTTATCTGATAAACACTATTGGTGGGATAGATACGGAATTTCTAAGAAGCTTTTAAATGAATATGCTGTAAAGCCTATTTCACATTTCTGGATCAATGATAACCTAATGTATGCACCTGCAAATACGTATTCCTATGACTATTACTATCATAATGGACGTTTCTTAAGGAAAATTTATCAACCTTTAAACAACCTTCACAAGTGGTGTAGTAATATAGATACAACTGTGGTGCAAGGTATTGCGAACATTCCCAAGTATAACGATCTTTTGATTATCACAAAATCGTTGAAGGATATTATGTGTTTAAGGCTGCTTGGTTACTACGCAGTGGCACCTAATAACGAAGCCTCATGGCTTCCTGAAACTGTATGGACTAAATTCATTCTAAGATACCCAAGACGTATAATATTCTTCGATAATGATGAACCTGGTATTCTTAACGCAGAAATCTTTTCTGAGAGGTACCACGTACCTTATACGTTCATACCTACATCCGAAGAAACGAAAGATATCTCTGATTACATATATCTTCACGGAATTGATTCTGCTAAAAATTTAATGAGGAATCTATTATGATTCGTTTAAAACGATATGTCGGTACTGTCTCCTTTAAAGTATTAAATCAACCGTTAAAAACTGTTGAAATTGTACAAGCTTCAAGTGCTGAAAGCGCTAAGAATCTTCTTCAATCGAAGTATAGTAAAAAAGGAAGACAGTTAATCTCTATTAAAAACTTAAAATTAATCAAAAAAGTATAACTATGGAAACAAATCCTTGGCTTAATATTTTAAAACAAGCCGACGTAAATAATAAAGTACAGGAAAGTCGTAATGATGAAGATTCTTCTAAAACTGATAACCTCATTTATTACTTCGGCTTCGACTGTAAGAAAGTATGCCATAGTGAAATGATGAAAATCTGT